TCAAGTTCCTTCCAGCGCGGGCCTGTCCCAGGCCGCTAGGTTATCCTCGGAATAGGCCGCCGAAGTCTGCCTTTTTGATGCGAAAGTCTTTACCCGGGCTTCGGCTTCTTGAGCAACGTCGGTTTGGCCGAGTTCGCGTAATACGCTTGCCAACGCGCGGCAATCGCCCTCATCGATGTTGTGCGCGCGAAGCTTCTGGCTGAGCTTCCTGGCGGATTGTTCCAAGAGTTCGGCACCCTCGGAATCTCCGTTTCTCAGCAGCAGCCGCCCTAAGGCAAGGATAGCGGGGTGAAAGTTTGCGTTGTGACGGATCGCTTCGCGGAAGAGGGCTTCCTTCTCCGCCGGGTCGGTGACGTCGATGGCCAGGTTGAAAGCCGATGCAGCTGATGGCTCTCTTTCATAGGCCTTTCTCGCCCATATCTCACTTAGATCATCTTTGCCCGCGCGGGCATAATTATATGTGATCGACACAGCGAAGTTTAGTGCCGGATCAAGCTGCTCAGCCTTTTGAAACATCTCAGCAGCAAGCTGATGATCGCCTGCAGATTCGGCTGCCTTCGCGTACGCAATCACTTTTGCCGCTGGCGGGCGCGGGCCATACTTCAGCAGCACTTCGTTGAATGCCTGTTTCGCTTTTAGAAGTCTTGCCTCGGTTTCCGATACCGGTCGGTTGGCCATCGGGTTAAGCATGGCAGTTTTTGCGACACGATCTCCGATCCGCGCCTCTACGACGAGCAGTTTGTCACGCGAAATACTTGCGGAAAGTGAAATTCTGGCACCCCGATGAAAGCCTTCTCGGTCTGGCGAATCTATCACGATCACCCCGAGCAGCTTATCTGCTGTCGAGACACAGATTGGTATCTCGATGCGTTTCTGCCCCTCGTCTTCTACGACTAGATCCTCGCTCAGAATGACTTGGCTTGGCAGCGGAGTGGAAGCCGAAAGGATCGCTCTAAACGCGCCACCCCGGGCCAAGGCGAGGATCGGTTCAGAAGTGATCGGTTGTATGAAGTCAAAGCCACATCCGTTGTACCAATATGAATGCAGAGCCGCGCCCTTAGAAACGTGGCTTCTAAGGTCTTTCGGTACGATTGCCTCGACTGCCCCACCAAGCGCCTTCATGACGGTATGACGGACAATGGTGTTTTCGCTACTGCCGCCGATGAAGAGAACGCCGTCCAGATCGTCTGCGGTAAGCCCAGACTTTTCCAAAGCATCTTGAACCGGGGCGAATACATGGGCAACTCGATCGTCCGCCGGCACTGGAAATCTGGTGAAGGGCTCAAGCGCATTGGCAAGGTCAATGAGGGTGGCGCCAGGTTTCGGAAGATGGAACTCATTCGCACCTAACTTGAATCTCTCGATATCCAGGGCAGTCACCCGCAGGTCGCTGGCCCTTCGCAGCCCGTCGGTCGTCTCGATGCCCTTGTCTCGTGCGTGTTCAAGAAGTCGGATCTTCAGTAGCTCTGCCGTAGGCTGAAGCCTGGGTAGGATCCGTTCTTCAATATCTCGTTGGGAAGGTTGCACAGGAGCGGACGATTCGATGAGTTGTGGCAGCAGCACCTGTCGGGCAAGAGCGACATCGATATCGTCGCCACCAAGTGCTGTAAACCGCGACACCGCCAAGTTTCGGGACTCGATCCCGTCCGCACGACTCTCAAGACGAAGCACGGAAATGTCGCAGGTACCGGCACCAAAATCGTATACCAGCACGTTGACAGGGCGCTCGCGCAGAAGTTCAAGAAGTTTGCTGTCGTTCAACCCGCGCGATGTCTCGAATAGGAAGGAGAGAAAAGCCGCGTTCGGTTCGTCGATAAGCGCGACTGAGTTGGTCACGATACCTGCGCCGCGCAGAGCTGTCTCCAGATCCTTTCGCTGGTTTGCCTCAAAGGAGGCGGGCACAGACACGCACCACTCGGACGAAGTCGGCAATTTCGCAGCGACCAGCGCGTTCTGCACGCCTCGCTTGATGAAGCGGAAGAACATCGTTGCAGCGTCTTGGGCAGATTCGATCTTGAGGCCGGACTTCAGCACGCCGTCGCGTACGGCCGTCTCTGGATAAGTTGGACCAAGATCGACGCCGAGACGCATCTTGAAGGAAGAGAATACATTTCGCCCTTCGTGGAGAAAGGACCTTTGGCGGAACGCTTCGCGACCAAACACCAGTCGTTCGTTTACGTAGGCAATGACGGTGTTAACCAAGTGGTTCCGCGTCATAACACCATACTCGTCAGGTTGTTCAATGATGAGAGGATCCACTTGCTCGGTTCCGTCTCGAAGTGAGATTGCACTCAAAACGGTGGTGGACGTGCCAAAGTCCATTCCGATGTAAGTCTTTTTCTGCAGAGATTTTTCCGGCAGCATCGGCTGTGGGTGACGCAACACGGCGAGTGTACTCTTTCCGGAAAAGCTCGCCGTCGTCGCGGGCCTTAACGTGGACGCATGATCCAATAGGTTCTTCGCTGCGGCGCGAAGGCGGTCTGGAAGAATCGAAGAACTATCGATGCAGGCAACGAAATCCGCACTGTTTTCAAGGTCGCGCGCCTCAATTTCTGCCGGGATGCCATCGGCCGGCGCATGCGCGTACCTGTTCCGGATAGCATTCATTGTCACCAGAAGCTGCTGAAACTCCCGTGTGGCATATTTTTTGACGGTCATCTCCTCGCAGCTTGCCGAAGCAACCCGAATTAGGGCTGCAAGATCCAATTGGCCAAGTGCCTGCTCCTTCGATCTCTTGATACGATGGGCTTGGTATGGATTGAGTTGATCAAGAACGTAAAACTTCCACCAACGGTCACCACCTATCGCCGGAAGTGTTCTCGAAAGATAGACGGAGAGGATCTGAACGATCTCCTTTTGAAAAATGGGCCAACTACTCAATCAAAATCCCCAAAAAATATCTCGACACCATATGCACCGCTAGGCGCCATGACCACGCCAAATATCCGCGTTCACCCTTTGAGAACAATTGGGCGATTGAATGACCTTTTCTAGGTAGGCGCGTGACTGCCAAAGATCATCCGCTCGTCGATCTCCGGCTCGTCCCATTTTCCAGCAACTACCATCCAGCGTTCGATCTCGGCCTGCAGTCCCGGTTCGTCAGCACACAAATGAAACGTGTAGAGCCGGTTGACGATATCGCGCATCAGGTCGCGCATCTGATCGTCGCTGATATGCGAGACGTCGGTCCAGGGGATGCGGTTGCCGTCGGCGTCGACCACGGTCACGTCGCTCCAGTCGCCGGACCTGGTGACCGGCGACTTGCCCGCATGGATGGTTTCGAGGTGCGTGTTGCGCACACAGAGCATCGCCATTGTCTTGGCGAGTTTGGTTGCGATGCGCTTTTCGGCTTCCATGTTCATGGGCAAAGCCTACTGCCTTGCGCACAATCAGGCCAGAGGATTGCGGATGGGGGGCTCAGAAGTCCGTCTCCACGTAGACCCCCGAACAGTCGTAAGAGACCACTGCCGCCGTGGCCCCGTTGTTCATGAAAAATCGCGGCGATAGGAACTGCGTGTTGGCGGGCAGGTCGGCGGTGATCTCCTGCTCGAACACCGCGCCCGAAACCTCATCCACCACCCGCACCCAGACCGAACTGCCATTGGGCGGTGCCGCGATGAACAGGGTCAGGACTCCACCCGTCGCGATGGCGAAACTCGCCCCCATGTCGGTCAGCGTCGGTGCACCGGTGCCATCGTTCGTGACCAGCTGCCAGCGTGTGTGCGTGCCGCGCTGGAAGCCGATGCCGATGCAGTTGATGGCCGCAGCCAGCGCCAGCGTGGTAGCGAGCGCGGCGGTCGATCCGTAAAGCCCGAAGAAGCCCATGCCGGTTGCCTGCAGGGTCGCCAGCGAGATCCTCGTCACGAAAGTCCAGCCGCCCAGCCCTGCCGCGTTGCCGCGCCAGCAGGCCCAGCCTGCGGAACGCTGGTCGGCGACCGAATCCACCACCGCCGCCGAGGTCAGACGCCAGCGCCGCATGCTAGCGGCCAGGTTGGTTGCAGCCAGCGTGGGGGTGGACACGGTGCCGACTGAGGTGATGGGCAGGCCTTCGGTGGTGATTGTGGTGGTGACAGATGGCGACCAGTTGGCGATGCGATTCACCCCGAAGTGCGGTTGCAGAGGAAAATCCCGGCCGGAAGGACGCATCACGTCGATCCACGGGGCCCCCGCCCGGTTACGGGCATAGACGGCCGCTTTGCCGGAAGTTGGCGGGGATGGTGCGGCACTCAGGCCCGGCAAGATCGTCGGCTGCGGCAGTTCCACCTGACCATTAGTACGGTCGATCCTGATTGCGTCGAAGAAGGCAGACCCATCCGGGCTGACCTTGAAGCTGAAGTCGTCATTGCCCAGTAGCCCGATCAGCGCCCGTGCAGAGAAGCCGGTCTTGAAGGCGAAGGCCGCATCATTCCCGGCCGCCGCCTTGTTCACCGTCGCCTCGATCCCGGCTCCGGCGTTGTTGAGCAGGAGCGCCGGGGTGTTGACCGAAACCCGGTTGTAGCTGTCCGCGGTGGCCCCGCCGAGGCCGAGAAGCTGGGCAGTGAGGTTGGCCTGGGGCATACCCACCTGCGTCACCGCATTGGCGAATGTGACGGTGGGCGTATTGACCACCGTCGTTCCGCCAGCGCCAGCGATTGCGGACCCGATGTTGACTATTGTGGTCGATCCGGATGCGCCGCTTGTCCCGAGGTTCAGGGTCTTGGTCACACCGGTTGGATTGATCCCCGTGCCCATCCCATAGGTTGCGGCCGTGATGGCGGTGCCGATCGAGGCTGCTGCGGCGGAAACCGTGACCGTGCCAGATGCGGTCAGCGTGCCAGTGATGGACACGGCACCCGATGCGGTCAGCGAGCCGGAGAAGGTCTTGTGGCCGCTGAATGTCTGCGTGCCCGCGAGGATCGCCAGTTCCGACGATGTGTTCGGCAACGCGAACGTCCGGGTCGTGCCGGTCGAAATCCCGGACAGGGAGAACAGCGCCTGCTTGGTCGGATCCGCGTCGTTCACCAGGCTGAAGACGGCGTCAGACACGTCGACCGGTTCGCCGACCAGATCCCAGGCCGACCCATTCCAGACGACAAAAGTTTGTTCTGCGGCGATCCAAGCCAACCAGCCGGGACGCGGGACCAGCCGCATCCAGACCCCATCGACCCAAAAGGCCACGTTCAGGTCCCAGCCAGCCCACAGGCCTGCCGCGCCCGATGCCACGATATGCCGGTCGCCATCGGTCGGGCTGACAGGTGGGGCGGTGCGTGTGCGGTCCAGAACGGATAGCTGCACCATGGCGTCCAGCAGGCGCAGCGCCTCGTTGTGGGTGACGTGCTTCTGGGCCTGCGAAGCCAGGATGTAGGGCAGCAGGAGATGGGTGGTGATGTCGGACATGGGTGCGCTTTCAGAAGGTGAGCGTGACGGATCGCGCAGCGCCCCGGCCAATCAGGGCCGAGAGCTGGTAGATTCGGATGGCGAGGGATTGGCCGGGCCCAAGGGGTGCGCCCCAGTCTGCGGTCTGCTGCGCGGCGGAGTAGAGGGCAGAGGTGGTGGCAACTTGTAAGGTTCTCTTACGAGTTGCCCCGTCGAGAATGTCCACCTCGTAGGTTTCATTGTCCTCGGCCAAAGGCACATCGCCCGCGCCCCAGGTGTCAGCGGCAAGGGATCGAGACCGTCGCGTCCAGCGGATCGTCAAATCGCTGGGGCTTCGGGCGATGCGCCACGGCTGTTCGACATGGGCGACAGAGAAAGGCCGCAGCCCAGCGCCCTCGGGGGTGAAGGTGGTGGCGACAAAGGTTTCATCGCTGACAGCCTTCGAGGCCGGGCCGATGCGCCAGTTCCATGGCAAGCCAAGGTCGGCTTCGCTGATGGGCAAGGGGGCTACGGCCGTGTCCAGCACGACCACCCGCGCGCCGGTCGGCACCGTGCTGACGATAGCGCCTTCTGTTCCGCGCTGGCCCCGCAGAAGTCGGGTCAGCCGGTATCGCCCCGGGGCGATCAGTTCGGCTGTTCCGGCTTGGACGATCTCCCACAGCCCCGCGCCGGTTTCCACGGCCAGCGCGTTGGCCCCACCCAGCAGGGCGATGTCCGTGACGCTCTCCAGCGTGCCGGAATAGAGATCGACCGCCAGCGGATTGCCCAGATCGAAGCGCGACACTGGCCCCGCAAAGAAATCGGCCGCCAGCACACCCATGCGGGCCCGGGTGCCAAAGGTAGTCAGGAGCGCAAAGCCGTCCATCGCGGCGCTACGGTAGACTGCGATCTCGCCGGGCCATGGCTTGGCATGCGCCGCGATCATGGGCCGATGCGCAGGCTGATCCTCGCGCAGCTGCGGCAGGTCCAGGAGCACGACGTCCGGAGTGCCGAAGACCGTGGGCGTCGACAGAGACGCAGGGCGCGGCTCTCCGGGCGGCAGATCATAGACGGCTCGATCCTGACGCACAGCATCGACACTGCGCAGGTCGGAGTCCGCGATGGACACCAGCCGCATTTCCGTCAGGCGGCCATCGTGGTCAAGGAGGATTACGTCGCAAGGATCCAGCGCCAGCCGCGAAGGAGGCAGGCGAAACACTGCACTTTCGCGTCCCACCCACGCCTCCATCAAGGCGCGACGGCAGCGGCGTTCGGCCTCTTCTGGCGGGATCGCCATTGGGAAGCTTTCCGAGGCTATGCGCGTGGTGTCGACGGTGATGCGCCGCGCCTCGACCTGAGCCGCGTCGTAATCCTCGTCGGCGCGGGCCACCTGCCATTTCAACGCCTGCGGCAGTTCGGTTTCCTGCGCGCGGGTCAGTTCCATCACATCGCCCTGTGCAGAGCTGTGGGCCACCATGCTGTCTGGCGTGATCGTCAGACCGGCAATGCGACCGCGCATCAGGAACTTGACGCGACCCTCGCTCTCGACAGCATCGAAGCCAAAATGCCGCGCCAGCGTGGAAATCGACGCGCGTGGGGCTTCCAGCGCCGAGATGACATAGCCCTCGACCGCGCCCCATAGGCCAGAGACGTCGATCAATTCCTCGGGCATCCCTGCGCGCAGGCAAAGGTGCCGCACCAGCGCCGCCAGCGACACCGCGCCCAGCCGCCCGGTCAGCCAGTGCCCGAGCCGCCAGTTCGGCCCGTCTGTCCAGACATCGGTCAGTTCGGGGAAGAACGGATAGGGCCGGGCATCCCAGGTCCAAGCGGCGCACTCCGGAACATGCACCATCCTATTGCCGTAGACTGAAGACACCGGGTTGTTCGCAACAACACCCCAGAACAAATAAGTCGCCTCCAGATACGCCCGCTGGATCGCGTCATCGCGCCAGCCGCGCGAAAAGTAGGGTGTGAAGCTTTCCGAGGACTTCGGGTCGAAGAACACGTTCGGCTGGTTGGTGCCGCGGTCAATCGCCGGGCACCCCAGCTCCGTAAACCAGATCGGCTTTGACTGCGGCACCCACGCGGTTGGCGTGCCGCTTTCCACCCCACCCGGGCGGTTGAAGTGCGGGTTTTGCCACCAAGCGCGCAGGTCCTTGAAGCGAAAAACCCAAGGTTTCCCGATACCGCCGTCCGTGATCGGTGTCCGAGTCTGCGCTGTCCGGTCAAGGGTGTTGGCATAGAACCAGTCGAAGCCTTCGCCGCCGTTGATATTGGATTGAAGGTAAGAGCGGTCATAGATCGCAGGCGCAAGTGCTGCATCGGCATGATCGAACCCGTCACGCCAGTCCGACAGCGGCATGTAGTTATCGATGCCGATGAAGTTGATGTTGGCGTCCGACCAGAGCGGATCGAGATTGAAGAACACATCGCCGCTGCCGTCGGCAGGGTGGTGACCGAAATATTCTGACCAGTCGGCGGCATACCCGATCTTCGGCCCAGCGCCGAGGATCGCGCGCACATCCGCGGCGAGGGCTTTGAAGGCAGTGACGGCGGGATAGGTGCTGGCGCCCGAGCGGATGGTGGTGAGACCGGGCATTTCCGAACCGATCAGAAAGGCGTCCACGCCCCCGGCGGCTTTGCAGAGATGCGCGTAGTGCAGGATCATCCGGCGCAGCGACCATTCGCCGACTAGCCCGGTCCAGCTGACATTGGTGCCCGACACGCTGAAGTTGGCGGGCGTTGCCGTGCCGAACAGGGCTGCAACCTGCGTTGCCGCTGTCGCAGTCTTGTCGACCGATCCTGCAAAGCCCGCCGCCGGGGAACAGGTGATCCGCCCCCGCCAGGGGAAGGTCGGCTGGCCGGAGGTTGTGGCATTGGCGCTGTAAGGGTTCGGCTTTGTGTTGCCGGGTGGGACGTCCAGCAGCAGGAAGGGATAGAAGGTCACGCGCAGCCCCCGCGCCTTCATCTCCTGAATGGCCTGCACCACTGCGAAGTCGGCGGGCGTGCCGCCATAAACAGGACGGTCTTCAGCATCGCGACTGACAAGAAACGCGTTTGCACGGCTGACACCGTTCACGACCCAAGCCGAGGGCGTCGTCGTCTTGGTGTCCACCTCGACGCCCGGCCGCACCTTGCAGTTCCCGGCCCGCAGATCATCACCGAACCAAGCGACAACCAGGCTGACGCTTTCCACAGCCGGAGCGAGCGACTGCAGCCGGTCCAGCGCTACCACGATGTCAGCGGTGTCGGTGATTGCGTTCAGGTTCTCGGCCACGGTCGTCCCACCGGAGCCGGTGGTCTTCTTGACCGGAGCGGTGGCATAGGTGAATTCGCCCGAGGCCGGGATCATCGTCACGGCTTTGACCAGCCCTTCGGCGGTGTCGGCGTCCGCCAGCGGGCGAAACACCTCGAAGCTGATCTGCGGCAGTCGGTTGCCGAAGGCGCTGAGGTTCAGTTCTTCGAAAACGACATAGGCGGTGCCGCGATAGGCGGGCGTGTTGGCCGCACCCATCTTGGCGGCGATGAACGGATCAGGGGCCTGCACCTCGTCGCCTGGATACCAGCGCCAGGTGACGCCGGTCATGTCCATGGCCTTGCCGTCGGCCCAGACCCGGCCGATGCCGGTGATCTCGCCCTCGCACAGCGCTACGGCGAAGCTGGCGAAGTAGAGGTATTCGGTGGTCGTGACCTTTGGCCCGCTGCCCTTGCCGCCGCCTTGGCTGGTGGTGTTGACCTCCTCGCGGAAGTCCGTGGCCCAGATGATATTTCCGCCGATCCGCATGCGACCGAACAGGCGCGGTATTACCGCCCCTTCGGTCGAGGAGGTGATGCGCAAGCTGTCGAGCCGCGCGCCCTCGATCCGTTGCGCCGGGGCGAGGGACGATACGATCCAGTTGTCGACCACAGAGCCAATGGTCGAGCCGATGAAGCCGCCGATGGCCGCACCGGAAAAGCCGAGGATGGCCCCGCCAAATGCGCCGCCAATCGCGGAGCCGACGGCACCGAGAACCAAAGTTGCCATGGATGAGAATCTCAGATGCTGCTGGGGTTCGGAAACAGGAAGGCGAAGGCGATCTTTCGCGCCCATGACGGGGTCAGCGCTTCGTCGACGACGCCCAGCCGCTCGTAGGCATGGATGAAGCGGTCGGGTCCGGTCAGGATCCCGACATGCTTGGCGATGGCGCGCGGTGCCATCCGGAAGAGGATCAGCGCGCCGGGCCCCGCCTCAGCGGACGCTATTTCCGGCATCATCTGGCGCGCACCCTCGGCCAGCACCTCCCGCGGGCCGGTCTCGCCCCAGTCCCGGCTGTAGGGCGGTATGGGGAACGGCTCGTCGCCGACAACCTCGCGCCAGACACCGCGCGCGAGGCCAAGGCAGTCACAGCCGACCCCGCGCAGGCTGGCTTGATCGTGGTAGGGCGTGCCGAGCCAGCTGCGGGCGGTGGCGATGACCAAGTCGGCATCAGCGCAATTCACAGCACGTTTCCTTCATGGCCGCCGTCCTGGCTGGCATAGCGCAGGACTGCATCCTGACCCGGAATGTTGGGGAAGCCCCGGAAGTTAGCCGTGTTGGCGAACTTGGCACTGCAGGTTGCGATGCGCTTATCGCAACCCGCCCGCGCGATGAAGCCGTCACCCTCGGCGATGGCACGCACCGGCGCTTCCAGCAGGGTCAGGCTGGCGATGCTGCCATCCAGGCCATGCGCCAGCAGCTCGGTGACGCGCCCGGCATTTGCGCCGCTTGTCCAGTTGAGTGTACCGGAAGTGAACCAACCCGCGTCAAACCCAGACAGCCCTGAGGCCATGAACGCCCGGTCGCGCAAAAGGTCGGTGACCACACCGGTGCCCTTGTAGATCGCGTTTTCCAGATCGATCCCGCAGCGCGCATCGCCAAGCGCAGCATCGCATCCCGCCTGAAACGTCCGACCGACAGTCTGGCCGAGGACATGCGCGAGGCTGCGCACCTCGGCGACAAAGGCCATGCGGCCACGGCGGATTTGCCCGACAGCACCCCGGCGCAACAGAACGCGCTGGCTGGTGTCGGCCCAATTGACCCGCCATAGCTCCACCGCGGCGTTGTCCCAGCGCCCGTCGAGAATATCGGTTTCTGTGATCCGGTCGGAGGTCAGCACGCCGGTGGCATCCTGCGCATCGACGGCCAGATCGGAGCCAGCGCGGATTTCCGAGGCGGCAAACCCGCTTTCAGGTTCAAACGCGGTGCCATCGAAGCTGAGGGCGCGGTCATGATCGGTAAAACCAAGCGCCACACCATCCGAACGCGAAATCCGCCAGCACCAGGAAAGCGTGGTGGTGCCATCATCGAGATGAGCTTGCAGCGCTGACGTAAGGGTTTTCATCGGCACGTTCCCGTCATGCGGTCGTCAAGGTCGGCGATCCAACCCGCCCAGTCGGGCGCCACGCCTGTGACTGTCGCGTTGGCCGGACGGTTAAGGCGGGCTTCGGAATAGGCGGAACAGCCTGCATCACCAGCGCGCATCGTTGTTGTGCAGCCGGTCAGCAGGATCGCCAGCACCGCGACCGTCCCGAACGGCCACGCGTCCGCGTTCCGTACGCTCGATCTTGTCCACCATTGCATCGCGTTCCCCTTCCAGTTTGCCGACGCGTTTGCCTTCCGCGCGGCCCCAGAGCCGCCCAAGCACGACGCCCCCGACGGCACCAAGGGCAGCAATCAGCCAGATCAGGATGTCAGCCATCATCCCGCTCCCCACTCGACGCCACCATGCCGAGGGCGACAATGAACACGCCCATCGCCCCGCCCACGATCATGCCTGCCAGAAACTCAAACATCGCCGCGGAACCCGCGTTCGATCCGGTCGCGCAGACCGATCAGACCAAGCCCAAGGCTGATCAGCGTCATCGGCGAGGCATCACCCGTCCCGGCGAGGATCGCGACCAGCCGCGCCAGTTCGGCAAGCTGGCCCTGCTCGGGCAGGAAAAGCGCGCCGCTGCCGGTCAGCACCGCGAGCAGCCCCGCCCACCAGGTCAGCGAAGTCGGTTGAAAATAGCGCATGGATCAGACCCTCCGGGTGAAGTTGGAAAAGAAAGCTGCGAGGTGGGCGAACCAGCCGCTCGGCGGCACGGACGCTTGTGGCGGTGTCGGCATCGGCGGTGGCGCCGACAGGTTCGCCGGGCGCAGAAGAGCCAGCGCCTCGGTCTCGGTCAGTCGCCGGATCGGCCGCGAGAAATCCACGCGGCCGTTACCATCGACCGCCCAGACCGGAATGGTGCCGGTCGGATAGCGGCCATCGCGGAACAGATCGCGCTCGGCCTCGCGCCGGGTGCGGATCGCGGCGGGTCGGAGCCAGCCCATGAAGGCCTGCGCGGCGGCGGCGCGGTTGTCCGCGTTCAGGAGGCGGGTCAGCGATGCCTTGGCGATGCCGCCGGTGTTGTAGTGAAAACTGACCAGCGCATCGAACTCGTGCGGCTCCAGCGGCACCTTCACCGCACGCAGCACCTCGGCCTCGTAGGTTATGATGTCTGCGCGGAAGAGCCGGAACGCCTCGCGGATCCCTGCATCGAGATCGGTCGGCATGCCACGCGACATCCGTGCCGGATCGGGTGGACCAGCGGCTGCGGTGTGGCCGATGCCGAAGGTCCAGACGTTCTTCACATCGAGATAGGGTCCGGGCACGAGTCCTTCGTGCCGGACAAGGGCTAGCAGGCCCCGGTCGGTCATGTGCATGGGATCACCCGAAGAGAGAGGAAAGGATCAGGATCAGCGCGGCGACCAGAAGGCCGATGCGCAGGCGATGGCTGAAGGTCTGTGCCGGGTCGGCGGCATCGCAACGGAGGACGCGCGCAAGGCGGAGAAGTTCATGCATCGGGGGTGCCCCCCTTGCCGCTGCGCAGCCGGGCTAGGACAACCTCGATGAAGGCGGGGCCGAAGACGCCGACCAGATAGGCGGCCGAGCCCGCCGCACCCCCGGCCGGGATTGCCTGCGATGGCAGGTTGAGCCAGGCCGTGATGATCGCCATGGACAGACTGCCCATCCCTGCCGCGATCAGCCCGCCGAGCAGGATGTGGAGATC